TCAATCTTTTCTTGAAGTTATTGCTTCTCTGATGTGCGATTCGGAAATTCAACATCGGTTATTGTCCGCGTGAGTTCGTCAATCCGTGCTGGGATCTGTTCAAGCTGTTTGTTTATTTTCTTTTTCTTCTCGGCAGCCATCTTTTTGATTTCATCGAAAGAATAGTTGTTGAGCATCTTTTCCAACTTATCAAGGCCCATTGTGCTCATGACTTCTGAATCGGGAATATCTCCTGCCAAGTCAATTAAAATCTTCCTGCGCTCGTCAACTTTCAAAATGTCGTTGAAATATAAAGGATTCGTTAATAGCTTGAATACCTTTTCGTCAATGATTGAAGCAATATAGCCTTGATATTCCTTCTGACTCTTCGGCACATCGTTGATGAAGTATTCGGTTGTATGTCCGGTGAAGCTCTCGACATTAGATCCGCGTTGCTTCGTCCACTTTTCTTTGTAGGCTCGCTTTAGTGTTACCGCGTGACCTTTGACGATGTAATCAGCTTCAACCGTGTGTTCCAGGTTATGAAGTACCTTGCCGCCGATTTTCGTTTTGATTCCAAAGTTACCTTCTTGTCTGTCCATGGTGTCTTTACCGAACAAGAGCCACGTTACCGCATCGGCAATTGTTGTTTTGCCGACTCCATTCTTACCTCTGACTGTGAAGTCCTCTCCGTTGGCGTTGATTTCCAAACTTCTAATACCTTTGAAATTCGTTAAAACTAACTTCTGCAATCTCATTAGATCGCCCCCTTTTGTTAGAGTATAACATGTTGTTTTGTAACGGTCAAGTTATTTCTTTAAATCTCTTCAATCATAACCTTAACCATAGGATTCTCGCCATACCACTTTATAGCTTCAAGTTCGACTATCTGCTTATCGTCCAAATATGCCAAACCGTTTAAAGCATCAGCCACGGCTTTTATTATGTTATCAATGTCAGGTTTTTTTGTCGGCCTTATCTTTCCATCTAACATAAGCTTTCGGTCTTTCTTGCTCGTTGACTTCGTCACACTGTAAACGATATACAAGCTCATTTTCACATCTGTTTCTATTGGCGCCATATTTCCGCATTTAGCCATGAAACTATGTTTGACGAGGTTTTCATAGTCTTTCGTCTTTTGTGGCGTGTATGTGTGCTTTCCGCCTCTCGTGACACGAGGCCTGCCTTTGCCTTGTGGTGCTCCTGGAATTTCAAATATCATAATTCACCATCCAAATCAATTCCTTGGAGTAATATTGATTTTTGTTTTGCTTTTGCATACAAATTTTCCCTTACAGCTCCATCTGATTCTCCCCAACCGCAAAGCATACAAATCGCATCTGCAACATCAATCATCGCAAACCCTATGTGCATGTAGTCCTCGTATTCCATTCCCTCCGGAAGCTCAGCAGGATTCAAAACCACATGTCCTTTGCTTTCAAGATACTTCTGAGCCTTGGTAAACTTCTCGCGGTAATTCGGATCCCCGGTTATCTTGCCTGAAATGTATATTTTCATTCCGTCCCCTCCATTTTCTGTTTTAATTTTATAATTCTTTCAAAGCTTCTCTCTGCTTCTTTTCTTGCCGAACGACAGTAAATGTATACCGCTATTGAAACTGTCAAGGAAAGCAAAGGCAGTAATATTTCAATCATTCTATCCCCTCCAGTAGCTTAATATTGTATCCGCTTTCTACGAATTCCTCACATAATGAGCCATTACACCCATTGCCAAGATATGTGTATATCAAGTCCCAATCACTTTCGTCAAAATCAACCCCAAGATAATTGTTTAATTTCTCTCTTATGAGTTTTTGAGTCTTTTGTGGAACTCCCTTAATTGCCGACCTTGAAACCCATGCTATAACTTTACGCCTAACCTCTCCTACTGTATCTATACCTTCAAGACTAAAATAGATATTATGCTTTGGCACGAGTATTAATTCCCAATTATGGTTTATAAAACAACCATTGAAATTTCTCATCAACTTGTCTAATTCCCATCTTGTTTCATTCGTTATCATTCCGTCTCCACCTCCTCAAAGTCAAAGAATATCAAATGCTTGTTGTATTCACATACCCATTCATCCGGCACCTTTAGGTTGGCATCAAGATAACGCTTGATTGCAGACTTTAATTCTTCTTGCCTATGTTCAAGCCATATGCGTTCAGGCATTATGCCTATTGGTGGTTTGTTTGCGCCTGTTATTTCTGCAAAGGCTTCTTCGTATTCCTTTGTTCCTTGATATATACAGTTCATTCCGTCACCTCCTGACATTCCGGACAGCAATCGTTCCATCCTCTTTCTGTCATTTTGCTTTTCCATCCGTTTTCTTTCTTGTATTCAACAGTATCGTCAAAAGTTTCAAAGTTGCCTTCAGCTTCTATTCCGCAATAGTCGCAGTATAAAACATAACACCCGTGCAACTTGTCAATCATTCCGTCCCCTCCTTCAGCGTTCTCCTGCATTGCTCAGCGTATTGAGCGTCCAGCTCTCCAACCTTGTTGACATAGTGTATGAATTTGTAGCGGTTGCCCTGACTCCCAGCCTTGTATGCCTTGTCTAAAAACTTCTTGCGCTTCAGTTCGTATTCTTGCGGTGTGAGTTTCATTCGGATTCCTCCTTCGCCAACATGAGCAATTCATCAATATTATTTATCACATCTATATATTCTCTAAAAAATTTCTTAAATGCATGATTAGGATAAGCTTCTGTGTCCATTCTAAGCGATAAAGTATATCCATCTTCAAATACTTTCTCTATTGCTCGTCCTATTTCAGAAAGGCGTTCGAGTTCGTCAAGTTCTTCTTTTGCTTCTAATTTTAATTGGACAGCATATGGAAGCCTAATACGCCCGCAATCTAAAGTTACGCACAATAATTCTTGAACTATTTCTTTTGTTCTTTCAGCTTTCATCATTATCCCTCCAGTAGCCATTCAAGGTCATATTCCATATCGTCTTTGACAAAATCAAACCCTTGCAATACCCACCTCCATTTGTTGCCCCCCATATTAAATAATATACTTCCACATTCTCCGGTTATCTTTGTAAATCCTTCTGCTATTGCTTTTTCGCACACTTCCTTTTCCCATTCGTCAAGCTGCGGTTTCTGTTCAACTTTGTACCAATCCGATTTAAGATTTCTAACATTCCAATGAATAGGTTCGCATCCAAAAATATTTAAACCAATACAATGCATTTCAGATTCAAAAGACTTTGTTTTTTTATATACTATTACAATTTTTGAATCAATAACATCATTCCTTTTATATTTTTCTCCATATGCAATCTCGCCACGCATCGCCATTCCTAAAAGTTCATAACCTGTCATAGTGTCGCCCCCTTGTATTTATTTCGGTTGAATTTCTCAATTTCCTCAACATTGATAACATCTGCTATGCATGGAATATAATACTTATTCCCTTCGTATCTGTAGCTATTTCCTGCCTGACATGTGCAATGTGCTATATAGTCATATGTTTTGCCATCTGCTTTCTGCGTATATTTTACTATACCGGAATCCATGCAGATGAAACAGTTTACTTTCCGCTTGCCGTTATTTTTCATTGGCTTTCCTTTCCAAATATATTTTACCCCTATAATCCCCTGCATCTACTTGCAACACTTCGCACACTTCCATTATTCTTGATACAACCCTTTCACCTAATCTGTTTTTCAATTCTTTCAAATCACAATTAGTTGTAAATATCATAGGCTTGTTGTTAATGTATCTGTTGTTTATTACTGTATATAGTCTGTCAGTTGTCCAGTCTGTGGTCTTTTCTGCTCCTATATCATCAAGTATCAAGAGTGCCGAATGTGTTAGCTTGTGAAGTAGTTTTTCTTCGCTTATATCTTTGTTCTGATACGAATTTTTAAACTCTTGAAGTAAATCCGGAACAGGCATGAATACTACAAACATGTTTTGCTCTATGAGTTGGTTAGTTATAGCAGCCATCAAATGTGTTTTACCAACCCCCGGACGAGATCCAATTAAAATTCCCATTGCGTTTTTCTTATCAAATTCATCTGCATATTTCTTGCAAGTATTAAACATTTCTTGTGTTTTTTCAGTTACCTTAAAATTATCAAATGTTTTGGATTCGTATTTTTTGCCAAGGTTTGAATATACTCTTAGTTTCCTTTTTCTTTCGAGCATTTCAAATTCTCTGTTCTTTGCATCTTCCTCAGCCCATTTCTCCATTTGGCAATCACAAGGCAATGTTCTTTTTATTCCCAACATTTCAATAGTTCTTAATTCTTTGCCACACTTTTTACATTTCATTATCTACCTCCAAACAGATAATCCATTACATTATCCTCATTGAGATCCTCTTTCTTGATTTTTTTCTCGCTATCACGATTATCATAGTTACCCTCAAGCACCTTCGCCATATTAGTATCGTTATCAATCAGCCAATCAAATGTAGCTTTCCAACCTTTGTTGCTTTTACCGTTACAGAAGTCGCTTTCCTTTATTTTCTTAAATGCTTCCTTGAAGGAATCTATATCGCCGAACTGTTCCCATCTTGTTTTGATTTTCTTTTTTCTTTTATCTGTCATCTTTATAAGTTTTTGAAGTCCTATTTCGTTCCATTCTTCTTGAATTTCAGCGTATGGGATTTTTCCTTTTGGTTCTGCTAGAATATCTTCTTCATTACTCTCCTCTACTTTACTCTCTATTTCCTTTCCTTTTACTTTACTTTGTGTACCATCGCTATCATTTAACGGATTAATGTTAGCATTTAAGGCTATAATGTTTACATCTGTTTTCAGCTTAGTTTTATTATAGAATTCTTCAGGATTAGAAACGAGCATATATTCTTCTATGAATTCAACCTCTTTTCTTCTTAATGTTGCAGAAATAAAGTTTAATTGTATCCGTTTAGATGTCAATATAGAATATTCATCATATAGCTTTTTGTTGAACAAACCCTTATTAATGCATACATTTAAGACTTCAATGTAAACATTTAAGGCTATATTGTTAGCATCGGCGAATAATACATTAAAATCTTCATCAGCTTTCAAATAATAATTTTCACGATATAACTCCTCTAAAAGTCTTAGAAAAACAGCGTATCCGATCAGCCCGTGTTTAGCTTTTAGAATCATTATTTTTTTATCTTGCAACATATCGACGTCGTGACTAAAATAGTCTATGCCTGTCTTTCCGGCTCTTGCCATATCATCACCGCCTTACCACCTCCATTTTTTATATTCCCAAGACTTGCTTGAGCTTAGCTTCATTTTCTTCGTTCGGTTTGCTTGCTCCACGCTCCCACATTCTGTAACTTGTAAGGGAAACTCCAACTGCAACTGCTACATCAATTTGTGTCATGCCTTTAGCTTCTCTTTGTTCTTTTATATTCATATTGTCACCTCCTACTCTTATTCTACTTCTTATTGTTTCACTTGTCAAATGTTTTTTAATAAAAAAAGGAGCTTTCGCCCCTAAAGTTCCTCAATCACTATCCGTATGTTACACTTTTTCTTTCCATCGGCCATGCTGCCAAATACCGCATTGTCGAACCTTTCACCGTTTACATATGGCGTCATCATTGTTTTGCCAGTCATGCACGGATCGGATACTGAGCGGATTTCAAGGTCTGCATTTTTGAATACTATTTCTGTTTTCATCTGCTTCTCCTTTTCTCCTTTTCAATGATTTTGTTTTTGTAATCATATACAACGTTGCCTAATGCCCTTTTCTTCCGTATTTCGTCATTCTGTGCCTTCTCTGCTATATATTCCGGGCAAGTGTCATGGCAAAATGGGTGCCTGTTAGGACAGTTCATACAAGCCCGAAAGATTGTAGCGTGCTTGGTAGAGATCACTTCATCAGCCTCCTTGTTGCTTTCAGTATCAGCCTATTCCATATCCTCTGCATGATTCTTCCGCGCTTCACGGCCTTGAAATCGTTAAACATTGCCATTGAGCGGTAGATGTATTTTTGTTTATTCATTAGTTGCCTCCAGAAATTCTGGGTTGTCGTGAATATTGCCAACTACTTCAACATCTTGTGCTTCGTTTGAGCATATATAATCTAAATCTATTTGAGGACTTACTTCATTAAAAGGATAAAAGCCAATGCCTTTACAATATTTTACGACTTCATTCTGATATTTGTTATTTCGCCAACACCTTGAATCAACATTCACAATATCGCCTTCGTATATCTCTTTTCCATTCTTGTCTTTTAGTCCTGTGTATTGTCCTACTGTTTCAGGAATTACTTCAAAAGTTACATATTTATATGTTTCTCCATTATTTGACATATATACTTGAATTGCATCAACCCATATGCTTCGTTTAAAGCCATCTATTGCTATTTCTTTACGTTTTGTGCATAAACTTCCATAAACCCATTCGCCATTGTCAATACGTTTACCTCTAAACTTTATTTCTCTCATTTCAACACCTCCTTTACTGCTTCCCATAATGCATCGCATAGTTCTTGTGCCTCAAAATACCAATCGTAATTATTAATACTAACACACCATTTTGGTTCACTATATCCTTCACAATCAAGAATAAGTTCTTTGCTTATGCTCCCATCTCCGTTTGGTTCGCAAACAGTTTCAAGCAATACTTCTATCATTGCGCCTATAGTAAAAAATTCTGGATAAGGAATATTTCTACTGCTATCAATTCGAACCAAGGCATTTAATTTCTGTACTTTTTCATGATTAACAATGCATATTCCATTATCAATAGTCCATTCAATATACTCTTTGATTTGTTCAAATGTTATTTGTTGTTTCATTTCAACACCTCCATAACTGGTCTATACATATACCTCAAATTCCTACGCTTGAAATATATGCCGTTTCGCAAAGCCGTCAACATCGCCCATTCTTCCGCAAACATTTCAACGGGATTGTCAAAGTATCCTTCGTGCGTCCATTCTCTGCTATCTTTGTACTGTTGCCTTTGTTCATCTGTCAAGTGAAACCAAACGTAGTGTCCGTACTCATGCAAGAAAGTTCTAACACATTGGTCTCGATACTTGATAACGCTCATTGGCAACACATAAGCAGGATATAAGCCTATAAAATCTTCTTGGTAGTTGTAATAGCCGTTTGCACTTTCCCACGCCGAAACCGTAACCTCGCAAGCGTCAAAGCCTTTTCCCGCCATTGTGTCTATTGTTTCCTGAATAATTGGCTCAGGAGCAAAGGCGTATGATGTTGTGGCTATGCATAGGATGGTTATTAATACGAGTAGTTTTTTCATTTTTTCATTTCTTCCCTCCAATCGTCATGCTCTTGGTTAAGAATTATCGGATCAACATTGAAGAATGAAGCCAATTTCTTTAAGCTGTCAAGGCTTGGATTCTTTATTCCAAGTTCCCAGTTCGTGATTGAGCCTTCTGATACTCCAATTCTGTCGGCAAGCTCCTTTCGAGTCATCGGAATTGATTCCCTGCGTATTCTGAGTGGGCTGTCTTTTTTAGGCATTTGTGGCCTCCTTACATATTTGTTCGGCAAAATCAAGCATCTTATCAATTTCTTTAAGCGTTCCACTATTGCCATGGAGTATATTGCCAAGCCTGCTTGATGATACTCCGTATTTTTTTGCAAAATCTTTCTGTGTTATGTTGTGATCCATTAGAATTTCTCTTATTTTTTCAGTGATGATGATTTTTTGTCCTGACTCAGAATTTCTGTTCATGTTTTTAACAATGCTCCTACAAACAATATCGTTATCGACTTTTACTTTGATATTCACTTTGTTTGCTTTTTCGTAATTCTTTATTGCGTTTTTAAGATTTCTGTTCTCGTGTTCTGCAATATTTTGAGCAGTTTTGCTTCGTTCATATTCAACACGCAGCTTCATAATTTCCCTTTTTAACCGCTTAATTAGGACAACGGCTCTTTCGTCCTTAATCATCGTTTTGTCGCTCAAATCGAATCGTACATCGCATGAGATAGCATCTGCTGTTATGTCTATGTTGATGATGTCGTAGTCGATTAGCTGTTTGCTCATTTCTGCCATTGTATCAAGATATTTCGCCGGGAGTGGCAGTGATAGTGATTTCATTTTAATTCACTCCATTCTACTATCATAATTGAAAACCAAACAATCGCCAAAGCTAAAAACAATGTGTGCATTTTCCATAAAAACATTTTGACTCCTCCTTTGTCCCCGAAGGGAGAATTGTTTATAATCAAAGAGCCTTTCGGCTCTACCACTCTTTATTCATTTGAGTTTTTATAATTTGTTTAACTTTTGCTATTTGTCTATCTGTAGGTTGTTCTCCGTAACAACTTTTTATAAATTCAACTGCTTCATCAACTGTTTTTCCATCGTAGTAACAATTCAGTAATGCGTTTTTCATTTGTGTTGCCTCCTTTTTGTTTGTGTTCCTTATCTCTTGTCTTTATTATATACCACAGTATAACCGTTGTCAAACATTTTTTATACATTTGTATAGATTTTCACGTAAAAAAAGAAGCCCGGAGGCTTCAAGCTTGACCTATTAGCGTTATTACAGCGCTTATTATCCCAACAATGATTGTTTTTGCAACCCATTGCATTGTTTTATCTGTCCTTGTTACTTTTTCGGATATATTATCGAGCGTACTTTCTAACTTTGTGATTTTTTCATCCTGTCGATTGTTTGTACGCTTTATATCTCGAATATCTTGCTTCATTTCTGAAATATCTTCAACGTTTCTTCCTACAACGAATTCAATATTGTTTTCATTTACTTCAGCTTTCATCCCACCACCTCGCGCGCTCTGATCTGACATCAATGTGGTAGTACGTTTCATACACCCCGATTCCTCCAAATCCGCAAAGGCTCGCAATTAAAACAAACTGCTTGTCTGACACACCAGGAATCTTCTTTATGTCTACAGCTTTCCCGAATGTGTGCTGAGATGTTGGAGCACCTCCTATCTGCTTATTATAAGCATCGGTCCGATAACCCGAATTTATGTAAATCGGCACCCCGAGGAAATCCCGGAGTTTCTGCAAGTTTGTCAGCAGTTTGAAATCTACATAAACGGACTTATTCGGATCACGACAAGCAAATTCTGATAGCATAAAATTTTCTGTGAGCTGAATATCATTTATCAGTTTCATATTTCACCTCTCAATCGTTGAACATTTTCGCCCACGTAATAGGTCCTACGATACCATCTTGAACAAGATTATTGTTTGCTTGGTATCTAATTATCGCCTGTTTTGTTTTTATTCCGTAAATTCCGTCAGGCTTTGCGCCTAAAAATGATTGGACTTCTTTCACGTTATGTCCACGGCTGCCATATTTGACAAGGCCGCAATATGGTTTATTAATCTTGCCATAGACTACAAACGCACCGCCGATATATCTCTCTCCTGCCGGTCTGTTATATATACCTAAATCTGAGAAATACATTTCAGTTGATCCGCCACCATCCAAAGAGCAAGCCGTAACGCAACCTAAAGACTTCATCAATTCTGCAAGAGTGTAGGCGTTCATTCCTCTTTCGTTCCATCTACGGCCATCAACAGTCAAAAGTATGATAGAGCCGTTTATTGTTTGTCCTATTGCAGTTCGTGGGTGTCTGTATCTGTAATGCGGGAAGTAACCTTTTTTTTCTATGCGCACAGAACCATTTTTGATTAAAGTAAACCCTCCCATGGTAATCCATTTGTAGTTTGTCAAATCTTTAGGTAAATCTTCAACAACTAATTTACCATCATTTCGCAATGCTATTTCGATATAATTGTCACCGCGTGAAAAATCTTTGTATCCTTCTTTTGACAAACTCCATGAGATTGTTTCTTGTTTGGCTGATGATTGCATATTAAAAAAGTCACAATTTACACCGCCTGTTGCTTTTTGTCCTTTGACTATATCAGACAATCTTTCTAGTTTTCCGTCAACTCCGTATGTGTGTTCTATTCTATCGCCTTTATCAAGCTTCAAAACGGAGCATGTGCTTCCAAGATACCTTTTCTGATACCTTTTCATTGTGATGCCTCCTAATAGTCATTTGATGATTATTTACTATTTTTTACTGTTGTTTTTCACTTGTTTAATGACTTCGTTTGAGAATACCGCTCCCCAGGCTGCAAGTATGCCATAAATCGTACCATTTACTATGACGCACTGTGTAAAGCCTTCACCAAGCGAAAGGGCAGTATATACGATTGTCAGTCCAATTGAAATGAAAAGAAGCGCAATCGGAATAGTCCAATCAGGCACATTCGGGATTTTTTTCAAGAACATCCCCAAGGCGTAAATCACCGCCACCATAATCAGTATTTCTTTCGGAATAAACTCAAGCACATTAATGTCCATCTTTGTTCCTCCTTAGTTTTATATTATTTTATCTAAACAAATATATGTGTTACCACTTTTAATTAACAATACACGGTCATCAACAGAAGGACTTGAATAGCTTGCCAATCGGCTGACTTTATGACTTCCTGTCTCACCTGTGAATTGTACTGCAAGAGGGGATGTTGCTGTAACTGTGCCATAACGAACTATATTTTCAATGAAACTTTTAATTAACGCTGTGATTATGTTCAGCTTCATAGCTCCACCACCCTCATTGAATTTGTAAACCGTGATTTCTCGCCAACCCAAGTAATGTTGTCAATTCGGCAAAGCGAATCTATACCACGGGTCGAATCTATCAGCCTTATTGTATCATAAATTTCCAATTGCGGTAATGCTGTGCCTTGAATCATGAAAGCCCTGCGCTCCGATTTTGCTTTGATTAACTCTTTTTGTGCAAGTGCTTGAGCCTTTGCAACCGTGTCGGCCTTGTCAGTTCTTATCGGTATTTTTGTTCTTATGCCTATGTTTACCGTTGAGGTTGCGCTCGTTATGTCGTCATCTGTTGCGGTGTAGCTTATCCCGGCTTCGGCGTTATCGTTTATGACTATTATCTGATTAAACACCTTGTCGCTGACCTCAATTTTGAACTGACCGAATATATTATCTTTGCCGTATTCGATTGTATAAACCGGATCGACATAATAAACCGGACGGAATACCGGAAGTCCGCTCTTGTCAAAGTAAAATTCCCACCCGATACTGTCCGCAATATCTGAGATTGCTTGGCTTTTGCTGTCGCCTGCGTGGAATACAAGCGCATCATTGTAAAAGTGAGTTGGCGTGATGTTGGTAAAATCCGTAAAGCCTACGTCTGTTAGAATGTCCTCAATAACTTCATCAAGGAACTTCTCTGTAACGGTTACATTTGAAAGTGTGATTTCTCTTAACGCCCCGTATCCTGCAAGCATTTCAATTCTTATAGTGTCAGCCGTTGCCGAAGTAAAAGCGTGTTCAACTCTTCCTGCTACGTTTGTGACGGTTTCTATTTTTGTGTAAGTGCCTGCATTGACATAGCCTATCTCATAACTGACCGCTTCCTGCTTGTAGTCCGTCAAATTCCAATCCAAGAGGACGGTGTTAACGCTACCACTTGCGAAAGAAAATCTCATTGTTGGCTTTGTGCTTGTCGGTAGATAGAAAGTGTCCGTATCGGCATCGTATGCGTTGTCAATAGGGTATTCTGTCTGTGATACTATTGAAATATCTGTGTAGTTTATCGAGAAATTAGGTTGGTCGTAATTTGCAATCGTGAATCTGATATACCGCACGTTTCCCGCCGTGAATGTTGACCACGTGGAGCCATCAAGCGAGGTTTCAATCGTGCCTACTGTGTCGGTGCTTGTGACAGTTATTGCCGAAACTCCGAAGGTTGCCTTGAGGTCGATTGACACATCAGCTTCAAACTTATTAGCTGAAGCGTTGGAATAAGATCCGCTCGAAACTACCTTTGTCCTAACCCCATTGATTGTTGCGTAGTAGGTTATGGTTTCGTCGTAGTCCACAAGGTCATCACCGATACCGATATTATTTGAAGCTGTTGCGCTTGTGATGGTTAAAGCCGTGTCGGTTGCTCCTGCGCTGTAGTCTTTTATGTCCGTAAAAAGTGAAGTGATAACATCTTTGCTCAAATCCCTTCCGCTTATCTCAATCAAATCAAGAGCCTTGGAAATGTCGTTCGGCATGTCGTCAATCTTGAATACGCCGAGTTCATAGTATTCGGTTATTCCAACATACTTGGCAAAGAATTTCAGCGTCTTGTCGTACCAGTAGAAGTTATCACCGTGAGCCTGCTTGTTGAATGTGTACTCTTGGTCTTTATTGTTGACTGCCATTCGGAATGTCCGTCTGACGAATTGAGCTTCAGCCATCGCAACAGCAAAGTTTTCAATGTCAGTTAGAGTGTCAATCAGCGTATCATCAGAGTCATATATCTCGATTTTGTACTGCATGGTTTGACTTTTTGACCGCAACACATCAAGTTCAGAGGAGGAGATTTTCATTACTCCACCTCCTCGAATGTCAACGGAATCAGCCTAAATTCATTCGGATAGTTGACTTGCAAATCTGTTGACTCCTTGACCTTCCATTGACCGACTGAATCGTGGTGCAGAATCAAAGCGTCTGTTGTATCGAGTGCGTTCTCGAGCGTTTCCATTTCTGCTTCTGAAAATATCTGCGCCGTGAGTCTGATAATGTTTCCGCCGTAGCCTGCATCTTGTACCGTATTCTTTGCTTGTCCGAGTATGGCCCTACTTGTGACGTGTTTTCTGCGTTGCCTTGAATATGTTCCGTATCTGATGTTGAGCGATAATCCGTCCAAGTACCAACCTGAATAAGTTACCGCATTTTGCAATGGTGTAGGCTGTGGACTCTCGTTCGTGCCTTCCTTTACCTTGACGGTGTGGTAATAATCTTTTTCTGACTCGACTTTGTAATCGGTAAAAGTGTTGTCCGTTGTCGAGTCAAGAAGCGTGAACGCTTCGGTTGTGTACCCCAAGACTGATGGCGGTATCTCGTTGTTTGTAATCGTGCCATTTGCGTATGTTTCTATTGTGTCAAAATCGTACATTGTATAGGTTGGCGTGGTAAGCTCATAGTATAGCGTTCCGCTTGCACTCGTTGAGTCTGTGCCGACTATCCCCGTTTCGACTATTCCGCCTGTGATATCATTGTACCAATATCCGCCCGTTTTAGCGGTTGGGTAGTTCGTAACATTTACGGCTACAACTCCGACTACCGCTTCACCACTTGATATTTTGCGAGTAGTCAATCCATCGGTTGTCAATGTGTCTTGTGTTGATTTTATTCTTCTTAGCGTGATGTTTGTATCGACTGTATTTGATTCTGTTTCATCTTCTGACTTTGCGGCCACATTTACGATGGCGTTTTGAATGTCTGTTCCTGCTGACATCGAGTGGACTATATCGAGCATTTGTGCTTCGGTGAAGTCTGCTATGCCGTATTGTGTCATGTTGATGGCGTATACTCCTGCGAGTCCGTCAACTTCAATAGTTGAATTAAGCGCATTTGAAGCAGGGCTAGCATATAATAATTGGATATATATATTCAAATCGTTATTTAAATTTTCGGTACATCGAACTTTGCCATATATATAAAACCATTCGTTTTCAACATACGACGATAATTCAGAGGCTATAAACTGCGTCCCACCACCATCTCTTAATACAAGTTTTATACTTATTGCATTGACTGCGGAACTGACAACCCTAATTTTTGCATATGCGAAAAAATAATCATCAGAAGCATATATATTTCCCATGGCTTGATATGGTCTAAAAAATACCGATGTGCCATCACCTGTTGTGGTAAGAATATTATTCAAATACGATAATGTTGAATTATATCCATCCCACCCCGTAGTCCCATCGCTAAAATCATTGTTTATGACTGCGTTGCCTACTGAAAGTCCACCAAAAGTTGCAATCAATTCCCCATCTGCGGTGTTTCCCGGCGTGATTATAGCCGAGCAATCCTCGTCAATAGCGACCACTTCACCATCGTGACGGTAGACATTGTATCCTGTGATTCCTTCACATGTTGAAGCCGTCCATTCGAGTTTGATTCCTGCGGTTACATCGGTTGTTGTGAGGTCGCTTACTGCGGTCATGCCACATTGGAAGAAGTGTTCGGTTGAAATCTCTGTCCAATATCCATCGTTGTCAAGAGCTTTGACCTTGATTCCGTATGTCTTGTTATATTCGAGGTCTGCTGAAATTGGAACATCATAATCAATCTCTGTATCTGTGACTTCTCCGCTGTCAAAGTAAAGATTATCGTCTGAATCATAGATAAGGACTTGATACTTCGTTATGGTGTATCCATCTAAACTTGCGGTTATGTTTGGCGTAAGTTCATCGAGGTAAACCGTCGGAGCATCTTCGTCCGTTGAAGCAGGAGCGGTGATTGTTGGTGCATCGTTGCGGGATATTATTGTGAGTTTAGGTCTGTCATCTGTATCAATAACATATTCAGATGAAGCAAATACTTTGTAGGTATCTGCTGTAACTGCATCGTCACCTATTAAAGCTATTCCGTAGTTATCTGTAGAATTTGAAACACACGCAGAAACATCCCATTCATAAGTTGCATCGCCTAAAACTGCTGTAGTATCTAATGCACCAGAATAAGAAGGTTTAGTATTCCATGTCACAGTAGATGCATCAAACGCCTCTGTTACTTTGTGAACCGAAAAATCTCTGCTAGTATTGTTTGCTCCATCATATCTGACAAGAGCCATTGTTGCTGATACTATTTCGTTATATGCTGATAAATCCCATTTTAGCAATCCGATATATTGGTCTATTACATTTCCAACTGTTAAATCGATATCTGTTGAAAAGTTACTTGTTGGGGAATCTTCGGCAACATATGTGTCACTCGTTGCCGGTTGAATAGTTGTAGTCGGGTCAATCGTAATCGGATATACTGCGGTCTTAAGAAATTCTGCATCGGGAATAAGGCATACTGATTCGTAAGCCTTGGCTTTGTACTCTGCCTGTGAAAGTGAGATTTCAACCGCTCCACGCTTACCATCTGCATCTGTCATAAATGCTACGGTGTTGAAGTCTGCAAATTTAGTGTTTGTCTTGATGGTGAACTCATATGAATCGCGCATTGCTTCTGCTGTCTTGACGATGATTTCCTCTTTGAGTCCTCTGTGCGTTACGGTGTAGATTAGGTCGGTGTCGGGATATACATTGAGATAGCTGACTTTATTCCCTTCTGTTAGCGTTTCTGAAGGTGTAGCGTCAACCATCTTGTAGTTTATCCATTTTCCATCGTACTCGAATGATGCAAGAGTGGGATTCGCTAGGTCTGATTTATCATTGAAATAGGTCTTGAAATTGTTGGTTATATTTTTACGGTCTGTTTCCCACTCTTTAGATTCAGTTATAGCAAGTTCTACGTCCTTCCAGCCCTCTGAATCACGATAAAAAGCAGGGTAGGGGTAGATTACTATAGGTCGTCCTATTTTCTTTGCGTTTTGAGATATTATCATTTTATCTCGCCCCCGTGTTTAAGGCTTTTTCCATTAGGTCAACGGCGCCTTGCCCGTCTGCTGTGTAGATATTGAATGTCTGCTCTGTTCGGATCATTGATTCTGCAACACTCAAGTCCATTCCGGTTTCAATTGCTCTGCGTCTGATATCTTCTTCGGTTGGTTCTTCGATTTGCCTGATGTCACCTTCGGGACTTATATATGTGAATCCTTCTCGTCCTCTTGTTGCCGCTCCGCCATCTTCAAATGATCTTATTCCAGTTTCAAGAACTTGTTGTGCCATTGTTCTTTCTTTGATAGCCTTAGTCTGTTCTTTTATTGCTTCGGTTTCTTTCTTTATTGTATTTGTTCCTTCATCATAAGAATTGTTTAATATTTCTTGCACCTCTGCTGCGTGTCTTGCATCAATTGTTGCCTTGTTATTGATTAGTCTGTTTTCTTCAAGTTTTTCAGAATAAAGCCCAATTGTTGAAGCAATTGCTTTGTCTATATCCATGTTGAGCTGTATCTCTCTTGCGGCTTCTCCTGTTGCAAGCGACATTTCTCGCATCTGTTCTGCAAATTCAGGGAATGCATCTTTTGAAAGATTTGCTAATTTAGCCGCAACATTTGATATTGAGATATAGAGTTCACGCTGGAATCCTCGGAATACATTTTTGACCTTGGTTGTAAATGATACAATATTTTGATGGGCCTGTCTGAACTGATCAGCAAGTCCGCCAAAGGCCTTGATTACAACATCGAGGAAATCAGCCCATAGAGGAAGCAAAACATCGCCGACCTTTTGTTTGATTACTTGTGAATAAGCAGCTATTCTTTGTTGAGCAAATGCAACTGTATCTTTTTGAATTGCAAACGCTTTTGAAGCTGCGCCTGAAGCTTGAGTCATCTTGCCGAGTTTTTCTGTAAATGTATCCGCTTGTGCGCCAGTGAGTGCCATCATTGCTGTAACACCTTCAACTCTTCCCATAAGATCAGTTAATTGAAGTCCGTTTTCTTCTGCAGCGCCTTTAACTTTCATTAGGGCGCCTTGGAATCCTTCCTGTTCAATTAATTGCTTGCCTGTTGATACTCCGAGCTGATCGTAAATAGCCTGTAGATTTTCAGTCGGTTTTGTTAGTGCTACAAGTACCGCTCTGTATTGTGTTGCTACTTCTGCTGCATTTCCTGTTACACCTGTCAACGTAGCCATAACCCCGAACAGTTCTTCTTGAGATACGCTCATAGCTTCGGAAAGTGGAACGATTTTTCCTATGCTTGCAGCCAATTCAGGAAAAGTGGTTTGTCCGAGTTTGACTGCCTGAAATGCTAAGTCAGTAACCTTTTGAGCTGCTTCAGCAGATGTGTCACCATAACCTTTTGTAACTGCCGATATAAGATTTATTGAATCTGTCGTGGTAGAAAGTCCGGCTGTTGCCGCTTCTGCAGCTATTTTCAAAATCTTAGTCGAATCTGCGGTATCTCCGAACGCTGAAACAACTTGATATAGCCCACTGGTTAGGTCGCTTGTGGCCTTGCCTGTTTCAATAGCTAATGATTGCACTTCTTTTTTCATTTCGTTTATTCGTGGTGTGACATCGCCATCTAATAAGGTTGCAACATTTGCCATTTCAGCTTCAAGTTCGGTTGCGGCTTTAACTGATTGAACAGCAAAGGCAGCTACTATTGCCGCTCCTGCTGCCGCCGCAGCTATTCCCAAAGCCTTTGTTGACTTAATCGATTCGCCAATTCCTTTTGTCAATCCTTGCGTGTTTGCAGAAATATTTATAAAATAATCGAGCGATGTTGCCATTTTCTCACCTACTTTTTAGGTTTCTTTTTTTCTTGTTCAATCTTAAAATAAGCCATCCATTCAATCATTTCAGAAGAAGTCATCCGGCGAAGCAACTCAGATACAGTCATTCCAAGTCGCTCCGCAAGGAAAAAATAGAAATATCTCTCAGGATGGCCTATGAGTTTTTTTCTGCCTCTTTCACGGCTTTTTCGTTTTCTCCTGACAAGTCTTGGCAAAGTTTAAACAGCCTATCCATTTCTTTACTGCTTAAATTACCGAGGATGTTCACATCGGTATCTTTAAATATTCTTTCGCCATCTTTGCTGATGATAACTTTTACAAGCAATTTAGCTTTGTAGTTATCAGGAAGTTTTACCTTGCCTTCTTTGTCAAGCATTGATCTTTCGTATATATCACGCTCTTTTGCGGTTGTTTCGCGGACATACATTTCCTTGCCAAATAATGTTATTTTTTCCTTCTTTAGATCCGTTTGACTCAAGATAAAATCTCTAAGTTCTGCGTTTGTCACTTCAATTCCCCCTTACCAGTTTAATAATTCGTCAGTTGATTGTCCTGAAACTGCATTGTTTTGAGGGCTGTCAATAGCGGCCGCAAGTGCAACCGATTCAAGCACAGTCCATATTCTGTTGATTAATGTTCCTGTGTCGCTGTTGAGTTCCACCACAACCGGATCTCCTGCTTGAAGAGCATCAACAAAATAAGTGTCCGTGACATCAAAATCCTCAAGACTTATTGAAGCGCTAAGTTGTCCTGGAATCTTGTCCTTGTAAGATGCCCTAAATACAGGCACGTTGATGATAGTACACGCTCTATCAAGTCCTGCAGCGTGAGCCGATGCAACAGTTGTCATTGGCAAATAAAAGCCGTCTATGGTGATTGTACGAGCCACAGCGCTACCAAATGTAACCGTGCCATCGAGTCTGTTGAGCGTATATTCTTCGGCTGTTTCAACACCATCATCTTTGACTGTTATCGTTGATGTCTTGTCAAGTATCTGCTTGTCTGTGTCGGTGATTTGATATACCGTGTTGTCCGAAGTTCCGCAAGGCTCTGCAGTAAGTGATAATTTATCGCCTGAGACTTTCACAGATACTAAATAACCTGCTTTCTTAGCCATTCATATCACCCCTTAAGATTGAGCCGGAAGTGCTACTGGTGCGCCTGCACCCTGGAAGCTGACCGCATATTCTTGCATACCATCGACTGCGCCTGTCCAGTTTGCGGATTCTACCAAGCATGGAACTTGAATATCTGCAACTGTTGTGCCTTGACGATACAAGCCAACATAGACTGTGTTCCCTGGAATTATAACCAATTGTCCGTTTGTGTCTGCCGGGTCAAAATACATAGTTACAGAGAAGTTAGTATCTTTAAGCCCTGCGACTCTTTCCTTATACGGATTGTCAACTTCGCTTGCATCGAGCATGTCAGCCATTTGATTGTATGCAGAATTTGAAACGCCTGCCACTTCTGCGCCTGTTCCGTCTGTGATTGCTTCCGTTGCCTTAATCCATATTCTATGAAGATTTCCTGCTAATTTAGCCATTTAATATCACTCCTTTTTTTATGATTCTGCTGAGATTTTTTTATACTGCAATACTCTGTGGAAAATCTGTGTATCATCTTCATACATTGCGGTATTCATAAGCCGCATGTACTTTAAGCCTTCCATAACATCATTTACCGCTTTTGCGATTGCGATTGCTTCTTGTTCGTAATTGGTTGTATTGGCTTCGGTTTCTTTGCACCATATGTCAATTTGAAAATGCGGTTCATCGAAACATTCAACAACGCCAACTGCGTAATATGCCGGAGCATTGTCAATCTGCAATGTGCTTATTTGTGGACATGCTGCAGTTGACTTGTATGTTCGCCAAAACACCCGGTCATCTATAAGCGCCGCAAGTGTCACATCTGCTTGTAATGCTGTATAAACCGTTGCATTATCGTTTCTCAAATCTTACCACCTCGCTTGAACGCTCTGTCTATCCTGTCGCGTATCCATTTGATGTTTTCATTTAATGCCGGACGGAACACAGGATATGGTCCGTGTTTGCTTGTTCCAAATTCGAGCCACTTCATGTATTTGACATTAGATCCGATTTTCGCTTCTGCGCCTTGCGTTGCTGTGAACTTTCTCAACTCGTGAAAGATTGAATTCCTTGCTCGTCCTGTGTCGATGTAAGGAAACTTTGAAGGATGGCCTTTGGTGTTTGGGGCCTTGCCCTTGAAATTCTTCTTGCTTGATGCTACTACTTTTAGAGCTGATTCTTCAAGTGCTCCTTCAATCTCCTTCTTCATTTGCGGACCTATCTTTAATAGTTCTTTTATGAGTTGTTCTTCAGTCATATCGAATACCGCCTATAAGGTTGAAGCATATCCTTCTGAATCGGAGTCATTTCAAATACAGTCTTGTCGTTTGCGTTGAGCCTGAGTGCTGAAAGCTGAATTGCAACCTGCTCGATGTCATACGGAAGTGTTCTCGATTCACCGCTCAAAACATATCCTGCAACATATGTCATCTTGATATTGCGTGTAGGGCGCACAGGATAGTTGCTCACGCCTTCCACATACGCATTACGCGCGAATCCTTGTGGTAGGTATACCTTTACATCATCAACCTGATAATCGTCCGAATCTTGCAATATATCGTCAACATACAGAGAGGTCACGCTTGTTATCGGGTAGTGCTTTGTTACGATGAATTGTGTTCTATCGCCTACGTGATATTCATTCGTGTATGTCGCTGATTTTAGCGTCCTGTTGAGATACCTGTCGATAAAATCCGATACCCAGTTGATTTCGCCTTCTATGATGGTATCTTGCGTTGTTGTTCCTGTTGGAATCTTAAGATATGCCTTGACATTTGCAATTGTTGTTAATGCCTTTGCCGAGAGTGCCATTTAATCACCTCTTTAAAAAAGGGGAGGTTGCCCTCCCCAATCTATTAGACTTGCTGTCGTGGCATTACAATCGTTTATCCACCGTCAAGTCTGTTTTATGTTGCTGTTTGTGTTGCTATTTACGTTGCTGTAATTGCGTCCGGAATTGTTACAGGAGCCACGTCCGGTATTCCGAGGATTCCATCGACTGATACAAGCGCCGCTGTGACATCTGTTCCGGTCCAATCCATCAAAAGCCTGATATACCTCTTGGTGCCTTGGTATCCTACATATTGAGTAACTTGATCTTCGTCTGCCGCATCGATCTTGGTGTAGGCTCCAAGTATATCGCCTGAATCAACAGCTTCAAAATCGCTATCCGCTGTCGTGTCACTGTGTTGCAATGTCGGCGTCAAATATGCGCCTGCTGCTGGAGTAGTTATCGCGCCAACGTTGATTGACATTACCGCTCCCTCGAAACCTTTGGTATCAAGGATACTTGATGCAGTATCGGTGTCTGCCGTGTCTTGTGCGTCCAAAAGATGGACGACTCCAATCTTATGATATAAATCTTTCATTTACACATTCCTCCTTATTTATGCTATTGCCGCGAATGCCGGATAGATGCCTATCCCTGTCGCGTTACCAAAGATATTGTTAACGCATGTAAGCTCGTTACAATCTATTACTGTTGCTATTTCCTTAGCTGCCGCTGTGAATCCGCGATTATCGTTGCATGACAATTTGCTTGAGTTATCATCAATAGTAAGAGTAACTACTGCAAATGTATTTCTGTCAATGAAGCCTATTGCATCAGCACAAGTCAACCCAGAGTTCACAGTAATACCAATTGCTCCGGATTCAATTATGTTATCCAAGATACGAAGATTTCTTGTGGCCCCTGCTCCAAGTTCGATTGTTGTTGATGAATATTTACCGATAAAGTCACAACCAAGTATCCCAAACTGCTCAACTGCTGTTGCCACTATAGCTTTTGTTGCAGGGGTTGTTCCTCTGCCGTCAAAGTGACAGTTGATGAATTGAAGTCCGCTTGTAGTGGTAGGAACAGTAAAGATTACTCCACCGGCAGCAAGTGATTGGAATCCTACGTTGATGAATCTTGTACCCATATAAGCGCCGGCACCGATTACATGGTTGCCAATGAATACAGGATAGGCACGATGATCATAAGAGCCTACTCCAATTACATCACACTTGTTCGGCAATGTGATTATTGTTTCTTTGTTTGCTTCGTTGTTGTCAGACTTAACGTAAATCGTGTTTCTGGCCGCCCAACCTTGCGCTCCTGCTGCGATGCTTGCGTTCGATGCTGCAAATGCCACAGCTAGAGTCTTAAAGGCTGTGTCCCAGCTGAGACCATCGTTAGTATCTACGCCGTAGTTTCCGTCGACAAAGTACGTGTCGCCAGATAATGCATTGACTTGAGCACCAGCTATTTTTAAAGTTCCGCCTGCCTTTACTTCAATCTCTCCGCCAGCTTTAACAACCATTCTATCACCGTTGTTATCTTTATAAACCTTGGTTACTTTAGACATTTGTCATCCCTCCTTAGTAGGTAGTTTTGATGACTGCGAGGGCCTCAGGAAGTACAACCTTACCAGCTACGCGCTTATGAAGTACGAACTTGATTACATCATAAGATGAAAGTGTCATTTCATCCCTGACAACTGAGATTTGCGTTCTGTCTGCAATCCTGTAACCTCTTCTTATGTCACCAAAGAGAATTGGATATGCGTTTGTTGCAATGTCAGGTGCGTCAACTGCTTCTGCAATCGGTCTGCCAAGTATTGTTTGATACGGTGCGCCTTCCATACCTCCACCAGGGAGCCAGAAATAACGTCCGTTGCCGTCTTGTAGCTTTCTTACAATCTTCAAAGTAGTTCTGTTCATTACAAATGTACCGTTTTGCGCATACATTGATTTAGGTGTATGGTAAAGGTCAACAAGTCCGTCTGCCAGGTTTGCTTCTTCGGTTGCAACTGTTACGGAATTTGCGAGTACATTTGCATCGACAAACATTCCGCTCGGCTTCTCAACACCGTTCCCTTCAACAAAAGCGGTGCCTTCAAGGACTCCGAATTGCTCTGATGCGTCAGAGATTATCTCAGATTCAAGATTGAACATTGAATCCATGAGGTTTTCACGAGATACCCTTATGTCAGCAGTCATCTTATGAGTTTGCAGTCTTTCTTGTCCGTATGTTTGGTTGGTTTGAGTTGCGGCTGCAGCTTCTGCGGTCCAGTATGCAGTCGGAGTTCCGGTTCTCTTTGGAATCACAAGCGCATTCGCGCTGAGCGGTGTCACTCTTGCAAATTGCCTTATCGGTGAATACTCAACGATGTTCTTGATTATCTCATTTGCCATCTTGTCTTGTGCAAGATAACCACCAAGAGTGTCATTGCCGATTATGAGTGTGTCGGCTTTCTTCTCAAGCATTTTCTTTTCTTCGACTGTAAGCTCAGATGCGCCTTTTCTAAGGTACTTCTCGAATACGCCTTTTCTTTCGGCTTCTGCGCTGTCCTTTGCTTCTGATGCTGACGGTCTTTGAATCTTTGCGATTTCATCTTGGAGCTCGTCAAACTTCTTGTCAATCTTTTCAAGCTTTGCTTTGGTTTCTCCTGAAGCCTCGCCGTACTCCTTAATTTCCTTCTTGAGCTGTTCGTTGGCTTCCTTCATTGACTCAAACGTTTTAAGATTTTCTGTCTGCAATGCTTTCAATTTTTCTTCCATGCTTAATCCTCCTTCATCCTTTTTCTGAATTGTTGTAATTCATTGATGTATTCATCTATATGCTCTTCTTTGATGCCTTTTTCGTCATCCTGTGGCTTGTCCTCACCCGATTGAAGCAATGTTCCCAGTGCTTCGTGTGCCGATTGTAGCGCGTCATAAGCTGCTTTCACTTTTGCGAGCGTTGCCTTTGAGAGTGTGCGACCTTCCTTGTGTTCATTTAGTTCCTGCATATAGGCTTCGATTTTTTCTTTCCGCTCTGAATTGATATTGAGGTTGCATTCTTTAACCAGGAGGTCAAGTAGTTCGGTGATCTGTTCTTCGGCTTTTACGTTTGTGACTTTAGCTTTCGGGTTCATCGGAAATGTGACGATTGATGTTTCCCATAGTTCGAGTTCTTTTAGTTTTCGTATTCCTTCGCTGTCATAATCTGCTTTGACTGTTGAGTATCCTATCGACAATCCTTTGATACTGCCTTGCTTAAGAAGAGCATGTGCTTCATGGGCCTTCGGCACTTTAGGGTATCCACCTGTTGTTTCGTCAAGGTTGAGTTTCCCTTTTACCATTAGTCCATTTTTTGAATCTGTGAATGTTCCAACGCCTATCGGATTTCGTGTGTCGTGTTGCCACAGTATAGGCTTGACTGAATCTTTTGCAAGCGACTTCTTAAATGCACCTGACAATATTATATCACCGCCAAGGTCAACATTTCCATAAACCGCTGCAATTCCTTCAAAAGAACCATCGTCATCTACTTGCTTGATTTCCAACTGCAAATCGAGTGTTTTCTTTTCCGTGCTGTCCGCCTCCTTTCTATCATCCCATTGACTATAACATATTCCCTGAGCCACGTCATTTTCGTATTCGTCAGATATAGCCGATAAACAACGACTGATAAACTCCTCTTCTTCCTCGCCAGGTCTTGGTTTAGGTATTGGCATTTTTATCACCTCTATTCGTTGTCAAACAATAAAAGACCAAAAGCCGCCGCTATTTTATTATTCACAGAAACACCAACTGCCCTAACTTCGAGATCCGTTTTTTCTTCAAACCTATACGGGCATCGGAATGTTTCAAAAATGCTGTTTTCATATAGCCTACGCACACGCTTGACTTGGAACACCTCTCCGAATGGCCTTGCATAATAGTAAACTGTCACATCTTTTCCAGCTCCTACGTTTGCTGATATTTCTTCGACATAAGCCGTCTTTCCTGCCGGCACTGTATATGTTGCCATAAGCGTTTGATTGTTTCCGTTGTCTATTTCGGCGTATGTTGTTCCTGCGTTTACTGCTGTGACAACACCGGTTAATGCATCAGGCCCTTTGTTTATCATTCGGTTGAGTCTGAGAAAAGCCTTGGTTGATACTGGAGGCTCTGCGCTGTTTAAAACCATATCTTCTTCAATCTCCAAGTAATCAGCATCAAGGCCATAGAGCGTGATTGTGTTTCCATCATCATCTGCCTCTGTCGATGCAAGCGTCATGTTTAGCGCTGTTGATTGCCATGGATAGAGACCGCCGGATTCCCATATTGTTTCAAGGTCTGTGTCTATATCTCCGTTAAATCCAAACTTACGCACACATTTTGCGCCTTCAACTTCTCCTTTTGCTATTGACAATCTAACCGCGTCAACCCTTTGTTGCATGTTTGAATTAATAGTTTCTATGTTGGATTGTATTAAATCTATATCGGCATGTATATCCTCTATTTTATCAGCTATATTGATATATTCATTGTTTTCTTTTAACATTCTTCCGCTGTGCTTGTTCATGCTCTCTATTTTATTATTAGCCATTCAGCCACCCCCAAGCATAGGACTATTGCGGTGATAATCAGCCATTTCTTGCGCGCTTTGTATTTGTGATGGAATTTGTGTTCAAGCAATAAAACAAGGATTGCATATGTGGAAAGATTCATGTTGTCACCTCACTATTCTATAATCGGTACGAGAGTACAACGACAATTTATGACCTCGGCCGCATCGCCCCATGGATCACCAGGAAACTCTAATCCATTAGAGAAAGGCTCGCCGACTTTGACTTCTTCACCGTTTATGGCCGCATGCTGGTCTCTTACTCTGTCATCTTGCGCGGTCAACCATTGGTGCGTTTTGACTCCTGCTTGCTTGTAGGTTTGAACTGAGCCAAAATTCATGGTGCCTGTGGATTCTGTCCTTGCTATCATTTGCGCCCTGTATCCGGCTTCTATGTCCATCTGGGCGGCTATATTAGCACCCATTTCCGGGATAGATAAACCATCTTCAAGATTTTGCGCGATAACCTTCTGCAGCTTTTCTTTCGTTGTGCGATTGATGTTTGTTACCTTTTCCGCTCCCCACGTTTTTATGCCATCTGTTGCCTCGCTCCTGAATAGGTCAAAGTCAATCTGGAATCCGTATGTCTCACTTGATAGCTTGTATCCTGCAATGGCTGTTGCTGTCCATATAGGCATTAGAGCCTTTTCTAGCGCTTCATCTTCCTCTTCCCAGTCAACAAGCCTGTCTATTTGCGCCTTTATTTCTATCGAGGTATAGGATACATCCTTGCCACCGAATTTCTTCACGATTCTATTTGTCTGTTCTTTGAAGAATTTGTCCATTACGGCTTTGAACTTCTTTTCCTGCTGTCTTTGCACCTGAAAGAACGCGCGCCATGCTGAAAGTTTGCGTTTCTTTACCCATGTTATTGTTACGCTCAATCCGCCTTTTGTGTGTATATTAATGCAAGGAACTAACTTTTCCATTTAATCACCTACTATACTCTACGTTTTTCCAATCTATTTTATCATATTCAAGTTTTTCGTTTATTTTATTAAATTCAACATCTATAGTTTGGTCTGAAAATACACCTTTTATTTCTGGTATTGCTTCTGAGAATTTATCAAATATTGCTATGTTCAATGCGCTATCAGAGATATATATTATTGTTTTCCCATCTCTTTCATTCCACCAACATTCATCATCTATTTCTTGCATCGTCCTTGCAAATATTTGTATTGTTCCTGATATAACTCTGCATATATCTACTCTTGCATGACCGTCAATTATTATCCCATTCTTGTATAACTTTACCTCTATCATTTATTCTCCTTCTCCATCTTCGGTTTCTTCTTCATTTTCAATCCCCGTTTCGCCTATCGGTATCATTGCCATCGGTACAAGCACCACGTCGCCCTCTTTGCCGATTGTTTCATATCCGGTCGCAATCCTTTTCTCATTGATTGTCAAGAAGGCTGAATAATTCATTCTCTTGAATAGGTCTGCCCTGTCCTCTTGAAGCGCATCTATTCTGTCTTTATCAATCATAAGTTTCATGTCATTGAAGGAAGCGGACAAGAAGTTATTGAGCTCACCGCATATCATCTTTGCAAGTGGAAGTACTGTTTCCATGTAGAAGGCTTTGCGTGCCTCTTTGTAGTTGCTGTATGTCTTGTTCACTGAGTCGCCTATGAGTTCAGGTGGTACGCCAAGCCCTATTGCTATTTCCTTTGCGCTCATTTTCGTGCCTTCTAACCACTCCATATCCTTCGGACTCATACCCATTTGTATCCATTCGAGGTCACCTTCAAGTATCATAGGTTTGCCTGCGCTCATAGGATTGCCATATTTTTTTTGTACTTGTGTTTGCAATATATCTCTTTGCTCTTCTGTCAGCCTTTGTTCTGTTTTGAGTGCTCCAGATGGGTTTGCGCTGTTTTGAAGCAGGCTCAGATTCCATGTCTTGCCTGTGTTGTTTTGGTCTACGCTGTGACCGACTGCTGTTAATGGACTTATACCAAGCCCTAAACCAAGATGCCTATCTAGCGGATCGAATGTATGGATATGAAGCATGTTTTGTGGTTCAATCATTCTGTTTGATGATTGTGTATACATATAGCAATAACCCTGAATAGGGTTTTTGGGATCGTTCGTATATTTCTTTTCTATGGTGTCAGGCTTGTGGAGCCACAGTTCCCTTGGCTTTCCTGCTACAGTAACCTTCTCGATATAGACGTTACCACTCAGAAAGTAATAAGAAACAAGAGATTCAATGAACTTCTCACCTGATGTGTATTCATTCGGTCTTGACATTAACCGGAGATATGGAGAGTTTTTAACTTCTTCCACCCCGTCACGAGTTTCGACTTGGGTTACATACGGAAGTCCTGCAACTGATGACGCAACCTTTTCTATGCACGTCTTAGCGTACACATTGAGCATATACGCCTGTTTTGCAGCAACGTTGTAGTTTGTCATGTCGTTGCTTGTGGCTTCGTGTCCAAACCATGTGAGTATAGTTTTCATCAACACGCTTTCTTTCTTGCTCAGTTTGCTGAATATGCTCATGCTTTCACCTCTTTATTTTCAGTTTTCAAAAGTGCGTTTATCTTAGTTGTCTCATGTGGTCTTGGCGGTCTCTTTGTTATTTGTTTTGCGCCTGGACGCCTTGGTCTACCTCTATCATTTCCGCCAAGCATACCGAATATAATCGAATACGGCAATAACAATAAGCTTATTATAAATAGTTCTTTAAGTTCCATATTAGCCCTCCTACATGATATATATGTTTGGTGCTACCCTCTTGAATTGACTTTCTACAGCGTAACGTGTTGCGGCCATCAGGTCGTCTTTGATGTTTACCGGTTCGTCTGTCACGCCGTCTTTCGTTTCTTTATACTTCCACCCCTGAATTTCATTTAGGAAGTTTATACAATGCGTTGCTATGTGAATTTTGTTTCTTCTCAAATAATCAATGCCATCCTTGACTGATCCTTTTCCCTTCTCTGCCGGGCGAATGTAGAATCCTGCTTGTTGAAATTCCTTGATTCTGTCAGGCTCTGCCGAATCGGCTGTCACGTTATAGCTGGTGCCGAACTTCTCCTTAACCATAGCAATTAATTCTGTATTTGTCAATTTCGTTTCATATAGTTCATCAAGTATATAAAGATCGCCGTCTTTCATGCCTATCTTGACAAAAGCACTCGGATGATTGAAGCCAAAGTCAAGGCCGCAAATAATCACGTCATATCTGTTATTTTCAAGCGGTATATCCTCAACAACATAGTTTGTAAGAATGAGATTGCCAAGCACGCCCCAATTACCAAGAGCATATATGTTGTAGAACACTTCATCTTCATATTTTAAGTTTTCGATTACTTGCTTGTATTGTTCGTCCAGGAAGGAATTATCTTTGTAGGTAGTTTTAAGGATAGTTGCGCTCTCGTGTTTAACGTCAAAAAAATACTTCTTAATCCATGATAGTGCGCTTATAGGGTTGAATGTCATTGTTATCTGCTTCTGTGAATCCCCGCCCCTTAGTCTAAGGTCAAGTTGCTTGAAGTCCTCTTGTGAAATTTCCGATGCTTCCTCTACCCATATCTTGTTTACCCCGGCAATTGATTTCAACTTTTCAACATCATCAAGGCCTGTACTGATTATCCGGTTGCCGTTGATTTTGCATGTGAAACTCATTTCAGTTTTATTGACATCAAAAAACGCAGAAAGCCCATACTCTGAAATCATTGATTGCAGTTGGGCGTAACATGAGTGTCTGATTGTCTTTCCGACTTTCCTACATATGAGATAATTGTTGCCTTTATTCGCTAATACATCCAATAATACCTTTTGCGCTTGAAAGTGGCTCTTTCCGCTACCTGCGCCTCCATAGAGCACTATATATCTTGAATCCTCTTTCAGCAAAGGAATATATACCTTGTTCATCTTTAAATTCAGATCCATTTAAACACCTTCGATTTTGATGTTGACACTTGTTTCTCCTGAGTGTTCAAGCTCTTGTTTAAGGCTAAATTCATTCTTTGCTTTGCGTTCAAGATACCATTTAGATACATCTCTATCGCCTGATTGCAACGCTTTGTTTATATTTATTCTTGCTCTCATCAGTGGTTTTTTCTTTAATATCTGTTTTCTCTCCATAAACTTCTTGTGTTTTTTGCAATAATTATAGAGCGTTGATGTACCAATATCCGCATACAAACACGCTTCTTCATCACTAAAGCCTTGAGAAAAAGCCTCCTCTAATTTATGGAGAACGTCTGCATTGATTTTGTTAGGTCTACCTCCTGCCATGACTACCACCTGCCTAATTGGACTCCGTATCCTTGATTGTTTAATATTTTAACTAAGCCTTTCCTTGCTGCCTTGTGATCTGTAAATGACTGTCCCATTAAAGTCTTAAACTGTTGCCTTGTTAAATATTGCCTGTGTGCCTGTAGAAATTTTCCGAACTCCCTTATCTCATTGTTATACACTTTGAGCCTCCTCGTATGTGTACTCCTTACCATCTCTTAATAGTTTAACATCGTCCGATGATTCTTTAAACGCTATATATCTATTTACTATTACATCAACATACTTTTCGTCCAGTTCCATCATGTAGCAATTTCTTCCTGTTTGTTCTGCTCCTATTAATGTCGAACCGCTTCCTCCGAATAAATCGACTACATTTAATTGTGTGGCATGATTACTGAATGCTCTTACGGATAATTCTATTGGTTTTTGTGTCGGGTGCACATAATTTGTATCTTTTTTTACTTCCCATAAATCGCTCTCATTTTTTATGAAATTATCTACATCCCCATTAAATAAACAAAACTCATGTTGGTGTCTGTACCCGTTACCCATTCCAAATACATTTTTAGCCCATACTATGCAACTTTTAAACTTTAACTTATTTTGTAATATTCCATAAAATTTCCAGTTACACCACACATAGTATGATTTAGGGTTCAACTCTTTAATTTTATTTGTAGTGTCTGTTATAAATTTTTCGAATTCATCTTCTTCGAGCGAATCATTTTTTATAACTTTGTATTTTCCGCTTCTCCCATTAAACGAAACATTGTAAGGAGGATCAGTAAACACCATATCAGCTTTATTCCCATCCATCAACACGTCTACATCATCGCTCGTACTATCTCCACACATTACCCGGTGCCTTCCGAGTAGCCATATATCTCCACGCTTACTTATAGGGTTCTCCGGCGGTTCTTCGTCAAATTCATCTTCCACAACTTCGTCCTGCTCAAGTATTCCGTTCAGCTCTTTTTCGTCAAATCCCAATACATCTATATCAAAGTCAAGTTCTCCTATGCATTCGAGTTCAACGCTTAACATATCCATATCCCACTCGGCTTCTTCTGATACCCGGTTGTCGGCGATCCTGAAAGCCTTTATTTGCGCCTTAGTTAGGTCGTCAGCTATAACGCATGGCACATCTTCCATTCCGAGCTTGTTTGCGGCCTTTAATCTTGTATGGCCCGTCACTATAACATTATCTTTATCAATTACAATCGGCACCTTGAATCCAAATTCTTTAATGCTTGCAGCCACTTTGTCTACTGCAGCATCGTTCTTTCTTGGATTGTTTGCATATGGTATTAAATCACTTGTCTTTTTATTTATTACTTTCATATCGTCCTCCATTGTCCTTATACTCTGCTACCCATTAATTAAA